CACTGAACCAATGAACCCGCAAGACTACGAGTTCGCGGAAGGTCATCGCATCGGATACGAGGCCGGGCTCCGGGCGGGAAGTCTGCCGGACGGCGAGGTTGCGAGGGTGCTGCTTCCGTTGGGCGTGACGGCACTGAGTAAAGTTGTTGACGGTCTCGGGAAGCATTTCGGGGATGATTTGAGAATGATGCAGCGGGGCGACTGGTTAATTTTCATTAAGCCGAACGCATAAGCTCATGGACGCCGACCTATTACCGCCCGAATCCACGATAGACGCTCCTCGGCGTTCCATGCAGCGCCTTGTTCTGCCTTGTGGGGTCACGCTCTACAACGGTGATTGTCGGGAAATCCTGCCGCAAATTATGGGTGACATCGTGGTGACTGATCCGCCCTACGGCCTCGAATATCCGTATCGAAGCTACGACGACACCCGCGAGAATCTCGCAACCCTGCTGGATGAAGTGATGCCGCTCATCCTCGCCGCCGCTGGTCGTGCCGTGGTGATGCCTGGGCCAACTCAAATAGGGTTATATCCGCAACCTGAGTGGGTTGGATGCGTGACATGGAACACCACGGGAACATTCGGGAAGCGGGGATACAACCAATGGACGCCGCTGCTGTGCTATGGGCCGGATGTGGCAGGATTCGGGAACGTGAACGGAATCACGAAAAGCGATGTGCTGCCAATCAGCGGAGGAAGCGCGGAGCTGTCTGAAAGCGTGCGAATGAAGGCCGAAGGAATCCACACATGCCCGAAACCTCTCAATATGATGAAGAAGGTCATCCAACGGCACACGATGGAGAATGAAATTGTCATCGACCCGTTCATGGGAAGCGGCACGACGGCAATCGCCTGCGTGCAAATGGGACGCCGCTTCATCGGCATCGAGCAAGACCCCGAATACTTCAAAAGCGCGGTGGAACGAATCCGCGCCGCCACAGCCCAGGGCGATATGTTTCTTGGGCAGAACACGCGATAGCCACAAAAATTTGTGGCCGAATCGGATTCGTCCACAAACAAATTGACCAATGACCGACCTCGACCAGCTCCGCGCCCTTCTGGCATCGAAAGCATGGCGAATGGCGAATCTCTATCTCATCCTCGACGAGGACGGGAAGACGATTCCGTTCCGAATGCGAGGCGAGCAGGAGCAGTATCTGGCCGAGCGTCACAACCGGAACTTCATTCCCAAGGCGCGGAAGTTAGGTGTGTCCACCGCCATTGTGCTGGCGAACCTGGACGATTGCCTGTTCAACGCGAACCTCGCCGCCGGGATCATCGACCTCACCAAGGACGATGCCTTCGCCAAGCTCGCGATGGCCCGGTTCGCGTGGGAGAACGGACACCTGCATCCTGATCCTGCCATCGGTGCGCTCTGGCGCTGGATCCGCAAGGCCAACCCGCTCGACAAGGATGCGGGCGGGGAGATGACCTGGGCGAACGGATCGAAGATCACGGCGGGGGTGGCCTTCACGGGCCGCACGCCGCAACGCCTGCACATTTCCGAGTTTGGGCCGATCTCCGCGAAGTTCCCGGCGAAAGCGACCGGGATCAAGCGAGGTGCGTTCAACTCCCTGCCGCCCGGCGGGATCATCGACATCGAAACCACGATGGAAGGAGGGCAGTGGGGTGAGTGCTATGCCATCTTCCAACTGTCACTGGAGGCCGCAAAGCTCGACCGCCTGACTGCCTTAGACTGGAAGCTCCACTTCTTCCCATGGTGGGGCCATCCAAGCTATGTGCTGCCGGGCGTCAAGCCCTCACGGGCTGAGACGGCGGAGTATTTCGCCGGGCTTCGCGAACGCTACGGCATCGAGATTCCCCTCGACCGCCAGGCGTTCTACGAGCGCAGGAAGGCGGAGCAGGGGGAGGAAATGTGGCAGCAGTTTCCCAGCGTCATCGAAGAGGTCGATCGCCAGGTCGTTCCCGGGCAGATCTACCCGGAGATGAAGCGGGTCCGAGCGGAGAAGCAGGTGGCGGCCTTCGAACCCGAGAAGGGGTATCCCATGTTCACCGCATGGGATCTCGGCTCCTCCGACAACATGGCGGGGGTTCTCATCCAGCCCGCCGGGAAGGCGCACAACTTCCTCGACGGGGCCGTGGGCGAGGGCGCTGGAGCCGGGGGTGTGGCCGAGGTCATCCGGTCATGGGAGCGGACGCATGGCGAGAGCTTCGCGCACTTCCTCCCGCACGATTGCGAGATCACCGACAAAGGATCCGGCAAGACCTACCTCCAGCAACTGGTCGAGGCCGGGATCCCGAGGAGGAGCATCGTCGTCGTCCCGCGCATTCCCGACCTCTGGGTGGGCATCGAGGAGGTCAGGCGCATCCTCCCGAACTGCTGGTTCCACGCGAGGATGGACGAGCCGATCTACTCCGAGACCGGGGCGAAACTTCCCAGCCTGGTGGGCCGCCTCGAAGGTTACCGAAAAAAGCTCGACCAATCCACCGGCATCCTGCGATCGGTCCCGGTGCATGACCTGTGCAGCCATTTCGCGGATTCCGTCCGCACCTATGCCGAGGCGCTGAGTCGCGACCTGGTCCGAGGATCGAACGTCAAACACAAGGGGGCGACGGTCGTGGACGGGTTTCGCGGCGAGGACAGGCCGGTGCGGAAAAACGTGCAGATTTTGTCATGACTCCCGCCCTTCGCGCCGCTCAATGGCACTCCCGGCAACCCGACTGCGAATCGTTCAGCGAGGCACTGCTGGCGCATCTCCATGGCGGCTATGTGATCTCGACGCCCGAGGTCTTTCTGCTTTTCCGTCCCGTCGATTCCCGAGGCGACCGGCTCCTCTTCGATGACCCTTGGCACCGGTTCGAGACTTTCGATACCTGGCACTGCTACCTCGCCGCCGGAGACCTCACCCAGTTCCGCCAGTTCATTCCTTTCGACCTGCCGTTTTTTTCCTATGTGCGAAAAAACCGCTTGCGCGTTCGACCTTTGACGCAAAGCCCAGTTCTCTATGGGCGGAAAACAGAAACTCGCAAAGCAGCAGGCGCAGGCCAACTTTTTGTCGCAGCAATCCATCCGGCAACAGGCGGCTGCGAATCGACAGGCGCAAAGGACCGCACAGCAGGCGGCAGCGGCTGACCGGCGGTTCCAGGCCGAGCAGACCCGCCGCATGAGTGAGGTCGAGCGGCGATCTGCCGACGCGCTCGCGGCGATGAAGGACAAGCAGGATGTCCGCACCGACTACATCGAGGACGAGGAGGCCATGCGCCGACGCCGCGGCGGTGGAGGTGGTGGCGGGGGTGGCGGTTACGGATTCGCCCGTCCCATGGGAAGTGGCCTCGGAGGTTCCCCGAGCAAGCTGGGATGACCGACGCCGCTCAAATCCTGCAACGCTACAAGGCCGCCGAATCGGTGCGCCTGGCGATGTGTTCGATATGGAGGGATGTCGGAGCCTACGGCGATCCGCTCAACCGGCAGATCGGTATGGACACCGCGACGGTGGGCTGGTCGCCGTCCCTGGCTGGTCAGGCGCAGATCTTCGACTCGACCCTCCGGCAGGCCGCGATGACCTACGCCGCCGGGTGCATGAGCTGGATCACTCCGGCGGAGACGAAGTGGTTCGCGTACACTGCGCCGCGATTCCTGCGGGGTGACGACGCCGCCAAGAGCTGGTATTCGGAATGCTCCGACATCGCGTCCGAGGTGCTGGCCGGGACCAACTTCTACAGCCAGGTGCATGATGTCTACATGCAGGACGGCATCTACGGAACCTCGGGGCTGTTCGTCCGCGAGAATACCCGCTACGGGCTCCACTTCGAGTCCATGCAGATCTCGGAGTATTCCATCCTTGAAAACCACCTCGGGGATGTGGACACCGTGTTCCGGGTCAAGAAGTATTCCGCCCGCCAGATGGCCGACGACTTCGGGGAGCGGAACCTGCCGCACGAAGTGGCGCAGTGCCTCGGCTACCCGCTCAAGGAGCGCAGTGAGGACCATGAGGTCATTCACTGCATCTCCGAGCGCAAGGAGCGCGACCGATACCGGAAGAACGTGCAGAACGCGCCGTGGGCCTCGGTGTGGATCCACAAGGCATCCGAGACGATCCTGCGGGAGAGCGGCTTCTACGAGGCTCCCTTCTGCGTCCACCGCCACCTCCCGTGGGGGCGCACGCCCTACGGTCGCAGCCCCGGCATGGAGGCGATTTATGACACGCGCACGCTCAACTACATGCAGCAGCAGCTCGACACCCTGGTCGAGAAGCAGGTTTCCCCGCCCGTGATCGCCCCAGCCAACTTCGAGGGGACCATCGACCTGCGGGCTCGCGGCATCACCTACACGCCCGACATGAATTCCCGGCCCCAGTATTTCGGGGAGCCGGGCAACTACATGATCGGAGAGGACCGCACCGAGTTCCGCAAGCGGCAGATCAACAACGCCTTCCACGTCGAGCTGTTCCAAGCCCTGGCCTCGGTCCCCATCGGCAAGCAGATGACCGCCGAGGAGGTGCGCCAGCGCCGCAACGACCGGCTCCCGAACTTCTCCCCGACGTTCGCGCGAAAGACCCGCGAGATCTGCGATCCCATCATGCGCCAGGTCTTCTCGGTGCTGGCCAAGGCCGGGGCATTCCCGCCCGCTCCGCGTCAACTGATGCAGAACCTCGGCAACGGAGAAGTCTTCATTCCCGACCCGAACATCGTCTACTCCTCGCGCATGGCTCTGGCGCTCCAGACCATCCACAACGATGCCTTCTTGGATGCCATGACCATGGCCGGGAACATCGCCAACGTGCGGCCCGATGTCCTCGACAACCTCAACATTGACGACGGGTTCCGCAACTACGCCCGCAACCTCGGCGTCCTCGAATCGTCAATCGTCCCCGAGCGCATCCGCGACCAGATGCGAATGGAGAGGGCGCAGGCGCAGGCTCGCGCCGAGCAGGAGATGTCCATGCTGGATGAGGCGGAGGGTGTCGCCAAGCTGGCCCAGGCCGCCGCATGAGCATTGACGACATCATCTTCGCCCGCCGACCGGGGGAGGACGAAGAGGCCCACGCCAAAAGGGTAGCCGAAACCGAGCGCATTTTCCGCAACGTCCTCGCCAACGCTGATGGCCACCGGCTCATCAACCTGCTCATCAACGCCCGCAACCCGTTCGCTCCCCGGTTCCGCGAGGGATCCACGCCGGAGATGGCTGCCTACCGGGACGGTCAGGCGGATGTCGTCTCCATGCTGGTGACCAGGGGAACCAATCTCGCCATTTCCAAGCCCGACGACTACCACAACCAATGACCACCGAAGAAAAGAAAGCCGCCCTTGAGGAGGCAGGAATCAAGGTCCGCAGCAATGCGACCGACAAGCTGATCGAGCGCATGTATGCCGAGGAGTTTCCCGAGCCCAAGGTTGAGACGGTCGAGGAGCCGAAGGCCGCGCCCGCGAAGAAGGCCGCGCCCGCATCGAGCCGAATCGCCGAGTTCGCCGCCTTCATTGAGGCGCACGCCGATCCGATGATGGGCGACAAGACGCCGGTCGTGGTCGCGTGGGCTCGCGCCAACCTCAGTCCCGAGGAGTTCCAAGCCCGTTACAAAGGGAGGACCATTCCATGAGCGAGGACACCATGACGACCGCGCCTGCGGTGGATGCCGCAACCTCGACCGTGACGACAGCCGGGGCCGCCGACATCACGACGACCGGGGCGCCTTCCATCTTTTCGGACGGCTACCGCTTCGCCGCCGGGTGGTCCGATTCGGTTGGCGAGCCGACCCTCTCGAAGTTTGACGGCAAGGAGGTCAACGACCTGGCCAAGGCGTATGCCAACCTCGAAAAGCTCGCCAGCCGCAAGAGCGAGGGCATGGTTCGCATCCCGACCGAAACCTCGACGCCCGAGGAGATCGCCGCCTATCGAACCGCCGTCGGCGCTCCCGAGGATCCCACTGGCTACACGGCCACCTTCCCCGAGGGAATGGAATCCCATGCCGAGGCGCTGAGTCCGTTCCAGGAGATCTTCCACAAGCACAGTGGGAGCCCAGCGCTCTACCAGGAGGCGGTCGCGAAGTGGGCGCAGATCGAGGCCGAGCAGCTTCAAGCCGTGCAGTCAGCCGAGCGGCAACTGGTCAACGAATGGGGGGACGATTTCGAGTATCGAATCGGGGACATCGAAGCACGCACCAAGGACGTCCTCGACCTGAGTCAGCCGTTTCTTTCGCGCGTCGATGTCCTGCGAGCCCTCGACCTGTTCGCCGCCGATTTCCGGCCCGATTCCACCGGCATGGATCGACCCAGTGCGGCCACATCAAGCCTTGAGGACCAGATCTCGCAGATCTTGGCAAGCCCCAGCTATCGAAGCGGTCAGGACAAGGGTGCGAGGGATCGACTCCATGCGCTCTATCGCGAACAGGCCGCCCGCGAGGCGGCGACGAGGCGCTGAGTATTTTCCGAAAATTTCCGCTTGCGCGTCTGACCTTTGACGCAAAGCCCTGATCAATAGTTCTTCAACTGGCCCTCTGAAATGGGGACAACCCGACGAAGGCACGCATCTCAAGCGCGGCCCGATCCCGGACAACCGAAGCGGCGGAGCAATCCACCTCTCAAACCCATTTCACCATCATGGCACTTTCCGTTGCTCACGGTATCCCCGAAGAATTCCGTCGCGAATTCAC